ATCATGCAGATGGACAGTTTGCAAAGTCCAATTTGTATGATAAAAGACCTATGCTAGGAATAGTCAAATAACGTTGAACATCAACGCAATCTAATATAATCTGGAGATCTATGCTACAAAAGATAGGCTTTGCACCTGGAATTAATAAACAAATCACAGCTACAACTGCTGAGGGACAGTGGATAGATTGTGATAATGTTCGTTTTAGATATCAAACACCTGAAAAAATAGGTGGTTGGAAACAATTAGGCGCTGACAATATTACAGGAGCAGCTAGAGCTTTACATCAATTTACTAATAGTGAAGGTAGAAAGTATTCTATCATAGGATCAAACAGAATTTTATACGCTTTCTCTGGTGGTGTGTTCTATGACATACACCCTATTAAATCTACAAACACATTAACCAATGCATTTAGTACAACTAATGGATCCGCTGCTGTAACAATAAATTTTTCAGGCGATCATAATATGTCTGCAGGAGATATTGTTTTATTAGATAACTTTTCATCTATCACAGATTCTAATTTTGGTGCATCTGATTTTGATGACATAAGATTTATGGTAACTACTGTACCGACTTCAAGCACGATTACAATCACAATGCCCTCTGCAGAGTCAGGATCTGGTGCCACTCAATCTGGTGGTATAAGAGTACAGCATTATTTTTCTGTTGGTCCTGATGTTCAATCACAAGGTTTTGGTTGGTCACTTGGATCTTGGGGTGGACAAGAAGTGGGAGCTTTTACTACAGTTTTATCTGCAGACATAAACAGTTCTACAACAAGCATTACATTAAATGATGCATCACAGTTTCCATCATCAGGTACAAACTTTATACAAATAGGAACAGAGGAGATATCTTACACAGGTATATCTACAAACACATTAACGGGTGTAACAAGAGGTGTAAGAAATACTACAGCTGCATCGCACACTGCAGGAGCCACAGTTACAAATACATCAAGTTTCATAGCTTGGGGTGAAGCAGCATCAGGAGACTTAATTGTTGATCCCGGTATGTGGTCCATTGATAATTTTGGTGACAAAGCTATTTGTTTAATCGTAGATGGTGAGTGTTTCGAATGGAACTCTGCA